CATTATTATTACACTTTGGAGAGTAGTATTGATTCATTTATATATATATATTCTAAATATTTAATATTGCTATTTTGTATATGGACGAAGTAATAACAGGAACACCAAACTCATTAAGCGCAGATAGTTTAAGACCATCTCGCTCATTATCTATAAAGCCACCACTAGCTTCATCTGATAGTGAATGGGGTACATGGAATATAATTACAATTATTCTTATAGTGGTTGTTTTGGCTTTGTTAGGATTAAATATATTTTCATATTTAGCAAAAGGCACCGATGTAATAGGTGATTTCATTGCTAAATTTTCTTCGCATGCACCTAAAACTGCAGCAAAGGTTATAGATACCAGTATTGTGGGTACTCAAGTAGCAGCAGACGTCGCGGCTGGGACAGTAAAAGATGCAGGAGATGTTTTATCTAGAGAACTAAATTTAAAAAGGAAAGATTTGTGGGAATCGCGAGATTCAGGCGTGAGAAAATCAATTGAAAATCGAGAGATGCATGGTATTAATAAATTTCCTCAACATGAACCTAATAAATCTTATAAAGAAAGTTCGGGAGATAACAAAATTCAAGAAAAACATAAACCTGGATATTGTTATATAGGAACAGATCGCGGATATCGCTCTTGCATTAAAGTAAATAGCAAAGATGATTGTGAATCTAAGAAAATTTTCCCATCAATGAATATTTGTATTAATCCTTCATTGAGACAATAAGTTGATACTATATTTTAATATATTATCAATTAAGTGATTATTGTGTTGGCCACATACTTGAGGTTGGCGTCTCGCCTTGCTCAAAATACCATTGCAATGACAAATAAGGAGGTGTTGCTGTTTTTGTAACCTTGGTTGAAAGATCGGGACCATCTCTAACAATTTGCATTATATCTGTTCCGCTAAGAGCATAATCATGGTACCATAAATCAGACAAGTTTCCAGAGAATCCACCGTTAAGATTTACAAATACATCTCCATAATTTTGTTTAGGAACGCTATCAAAGGTATGACGGAGAGCGACGTCGCCGTTAATAAATACATCCATAATATTTCCTTTAACACGAATAGCCACATTTACCCATTTATGCATTGGTAAATCAGTAACCTCAACCTCTTCAAGAATATTTTTGAATGTATTCATAACTACGATTAAAGAATTTCTAGTAGGATGAATATAGAGACCTGGTCCATTATTAGGAAATGCGGTTTGATCTGAATTTAATTGCTCGGTTCCTTTGTGGAAAATATGTTTTCGTTGACCCGATTTATATACTAAATCATCTACATAGATCCACACAGTCCAAGTGAATTCTAAACCATCTCTTTGATTAATGGAACGCATTACGGGGATAGAATTAGGATTACTTGGATCTTGTGGAATTACAAGTAATTTTTTAGCGTCTTTCATTCCAGAAGTAAGATGTGGTGAAGGTGTTGGTTCAAACAACCAAGTCAAAAAACTGACACCACCGCGTAATAACAGAATAAACACGATAATTACTAAAATTAAAAAAACAACCTTTGAAACAAGTGTATTCGATTTTAGAAAATCACTTATTCCGGAAAGAGCTCTTCGCCCAGTTCCTAAAACTTCGTTTCCTGTTTGTTGTGCTCGATTCATAGCTATATATAATAGCAAATAAATTATATATCGAATTTATTCATTACTTTATTATCTTTCAAGAATTCTATACGAAGTCTATATTTATTAATAAGACCAGTAAACCAATTGGTTCCTCCGGGACCTTCTCTATATATAGCATAAGCCTCTCGAGGATTTACAGCTCTCGAGAAATATTGGAAGTTAGAAATATATCCTTCAAATCCTCCACCAGGAGATACTACTAAAGGACTTCCTGATGACATTTTTGGTACACCTGGGAGTACGCAAGTTCTAACCAATTTACCGTCTAAATACATATCTAAAGAACGGTTATTGAGCGTGACAATAATGTTTGCCCAGGCCTGAAGGGGAACATTTTCTAAAGTACACGTGTGATTTACAGCCTGCGTTGAGTCTTTACTAGCGTATGTTCCTAAAGTAATATCTACATTATTCATCATTGCTCCTAAACTTAATTCAGGAGCTGGAACGCTACCATCTTGCCCGCGGCCAAAAATAATCTTCTTTTCGCCAATTCTGTAATTCCAATTAGAAATGTATACCCAAATAGAATATGTGTAATCTGCGGATGCACCGTGGGGTATATTGTCGCCTGTTAATATGACTGTTTTTCGCGCATCGTGTTGACCCAATAGATAACTTCTGGAACTGTCACCAAATATCCATATGTAAAGTAAGTAAATTACGAGGATGATAACTACACCTATTACAATGTTTTTCAAGTTCATGATATAATATAGGCGAAGAAATTATCTAAACAATTGGCGGATTTTTATATTTTAAATTTTTATATAAACTTTGAATTTTACTCAAAGATAATGGTTTTGGAAAATATACTACGCTACATACTCCTCCACTTAAACCGTTATTTGATCCAACTGTAATTTCATCATATGACATTATTGGAACTATATTATTTGTCGAAGATACTAAACCTCCATTTATAAAAATATCTAAAGTTCCGCCATCATAATTAATAATTATGTTATTCCATTTTTGAAGTTTAAAATTTTTTGTAGTATACACCACATTATCTTTGTCTAAACCATTACTCATTATAATTCTTAGTGTATTTGTAGATGGGTTAAATTGTATTTTAGGTTTATTTGCATAATCCAATATATTCGTGAATTTACTACTAGATTTTCTAAAACTTGGCGGTTGATCATGGATAAATGTCCATGCTGAAATTGAATAATTATAATTAAAAGCTCCTACACCAGATCCTATATCTTCGTAATTTCCGATCACTTTTTTAGTATTTAAATAAATCGGATCTTTCAAAAGTATTTTTGTTTTTAACATATTTTCGCGGCTTTTTCTACTATCTCCTAGATTCTTAGATTCAGCAGTTTGTATCTGAATTTGATTTCTCAAGTCAATAACGATGGGCGCATTTACTTGCACGTATGTGATTGCTGCCTCAAGAGATAAAGTCTTTGAAAACATGTTCTCAAAAAATCCTAATTTTTGTTTATTTTTAACAGATCTATATCCTCTTGATTCTAAATATGTTTTTAGATTTTTTACCATTTTTGGATCATATAAATTACCAGCTAATATAACCTCCCAATCTACAGATACACCATCCATTATGTTAGATAACTGATTCTCATTTCTTATTATAGATTTATCGTGTGCCTCACTCTCTTGTTGTATCATTAAATCATCCGTTTTTGTAACCGAATGTATAAATATATAATTTTTGATTATTGGAATTAAAAAGTATAACCCAACTCCTATTATTTCAGCTAGTAAAATAATCCATGCTACATACGGTGTCTCTTTTATTTGTTCCCATATATAATTTGTGAAATATAAAACAGTACAAGGTATAATAAATATAATATGATAAAGCAAATTGAAGAAATTATTATTCATTATTTTGCTCAGTAGCCATGCATTCTTAGTAACAGCATTGAATATTGCAAATATTAATGCAAGAACGACAATAATTTCTATTAACACAGTTAATGTAATAGATAAAAATGAAAAGGTTTTTATTAAATATAAAGCTAGCGTGGTTAGTCCTAAAACTATAGCAATGCTTAATATCGATTTGTATAATGGTACAGTTTCTGAAAATGTCCATTTCATTTGGGAAAATGTGCTATCTTTATAAGGATATGGATTAGCATCATTGTTTTCTTTTATGAATAAAGAAATAACTCCTAATGCAATAAATGCACCACCCAATATTAGAATGATATTACTATATGTTGACCACTCTTTTAATACTGAATTATCTTTGTATAAAAATGTAAAAAAATAGGATAAAAAAAGATAGACAATCAATATTGTAATTGCAAGGGTTTTGAAATTAGTTATCCATGACCATACAATTCTAAAAAATGTCGAAATATATCCAAAAGTAGTTCGGAAGAATATCATAATGCTATTAAGAAGATTATATCGTAAATCAGAAGCTTGCTCACTAACATTTCTTCCAGTCACAGAAGGATAAATAAAATCATATAACTTCATAGAACTAGCAATTATTGCAATAATTAATGGAACATATAATGTAATTGCCAATAAATTCTTAATAACTGTGTCTTGATAACCAGATTTAGTCATAATATATTATCAGGTTATTTAAAAATATTAAAGAACCTAATTAATTTATAAATTACTTTGCATAGTTTTTGTAGCGTGACATTCGGTACATAATGCTACTAAATTAGAAACGTGATTTGATCCACCATATCTTAAATCTACTTTATGATCAACCTGAAATGTTGCTTTAAGTTGTTCTTCACAGTGTTTGCACCTCCAGTCTTGTTGAGCAGCTACATATTTTTTTTTAGTCTCGCTTACAGAGCGTTTAGAAGAGCTTCCGCCCGAATTTAACATTCTTTTCATTTGGGGTGTAACAGCGTTGTTTATAGAAGCCGTATTATTAAGTTGATCCATATCGCCTTTTACACTAGCAAAATCAAAAATAGGTGTTAACATATCTGTTGTATTACGATCAATGGGCATATATTTAATAATACTATTCGCGTGTTTAAACATGCCTTTTGACCCTTCTGGGTTTTTTTTGATAAATAAGTATAATGATAGACCTACAAATGCATATGTTGCCATTTGTACATACTTTTTATTTATATGAAACATCTTTGTATACTTACCATCATAATATGTATTTACAACTAAAAATATCGTAATTCCTATTATAAAGAGTCCTATTCTCATTATATTTTATGAAGAAAATTATTTGGATGACTTCTTAAGAAGATATAAAATAAGTAAAATAATAAATAAGACAGTACCAATCATAATATACTGCTTTCGAGATTTGTATTTTTCTCGATTTAGTACTTCCTTTGGTTTATACGAATCATAATATTTTTCTAAACTATCAAAAAAGTCTTCTTGTTCCCAGTCCATTTCAGCATGTAATTTATTAATTATAAAGTGTACCCATTTCATAAAAGATTCGCGCGACTCTAAATAAGGAGTTACCGGATATTTGTCTAACAGCTTTGCAAACTTATTTCCTATAGGTTTTTGAGGAAGAAACAATGGTAGATTCTGAATTGTATCATAATACTTTTTTTTTGTAACATCATTGGGATGTTGTGGATACATAACTGATATGGTCTGTAATGTAAATTTAAAATGAGGCATCCATATCTCTGGATCGAGAGGCATTATATATGAAATAGACATAAAAACTAATGTTTATAAACATATAACAATATGAATCGACAAAAAACAACATATAATTTTTGTAATAATTGTACAAAACAGGGACATTTATTTAATCAATGTAAAATGCCCATAACAAGTATAGGAATAGTGGCTTTTAAAAAAGAAAGCAATGTGCTAAAATATTTAATGATTTGTAGAAAGGATAGTTTGGGTTATATAGAATTTTTAAGAGGAAAATATCCATTGTATAACAAAGAGTATATCCAAACACTTATTGATGAAATGACGGTGCACGAAAAAGAAAAACTTATATCCAATAGTTTTGAAGAACTATGGAAGGGTTTATGGGGTGATTTTATTGGAATTCAGTATAGAGGTGAAGAAAAACATGCAAAAGAAAAGTTTACGCAAATTCAAAGAGGAATACAAATTTATAGCGAAGGAACATACGATTTAGTTAGTTTAGTTAAAGAAAGTTTAACACAATGGTATACTCCAGAGTGGGGATTTCCAAAAGGACGAAGAAATTATCAAGAAACAGATATAACTTGCGCCTATCGTGAGTTTAATGAAGAGACAGGGTACATGAAGGATGATTTGGATATGATTACCAACATTCAACCGTTTGAAGAAATATTTATTGGTTCCAATTATAAATCATATAAACATAAATATTATTTGGCGGAGCTTATATCCAATAATGTATCAACGTCCAATTTTCAAAGGAGCGAGGTAAGTGATATGAAATGGTTCACTTTAGATGAATGTTTATCTACTATTAGACCCTATAATTTAGAAAAATTACAGGTAATTAAAGATATCAATAATGTTTTAGAAAGATATAGATTAATCTCATAATATATTAACTGATGTCATCGGAAAAAAAAAAGCCAGCTGTAAAAATTAAAAAGAAAGGGAGGGTAAAAATTAAACAAAAAAAAATAGTTGTAAAAACATGCACACAACTTAAAGAAGAATTTAAGGATATCAAAACAATTGATATGGATAATCCAGACCAGCGTAATTTTCTTAAATGTATGTCAGATGATAATAGAAATCAATTGGGTGACGAATCAAAAAAATTCCCGTATCTATATCCTTCTCTAGACGATCCAAATTTTAATGTCAAAATTGCAACAAAGAAGGAATTTTATGATAATCGTTATGAAGAAAAAACACGTGATGAGTTCGATAATATTAAGGAAGTCGCGCAAAAATTATGCGACAATACAGAATTTGAATTGGATCCGCATCAGATGTTTGTGAGGAATTATATGTCATTTCAGACCCCTTATAATGGACTATTACTATTTCATGGATTAGGTACAGGGAAAACTTGTTCATCAATTTCTGTATGTGAAGAGATGCGTACCTACTTAAAACAATTGGGTATAACAAAAAGAATAATTATTGTTGCATCACCTGCTGTTCAGGAAAATTTTAAAATTCAACTTTTTGATGAAAGAAAATTAAAAGAGGTTAATGGTTTATGGAATATTAAAGCGTGTACTGGTAATAAATTCATTAAGGAGATAAATCCCATGAATATGAAAGGTCTTTCTCGTCATAGAGTGGTAAGGCAAGTTAAAAGAATCATATCTCAGTCTTATCATTTTCAAGGATATATTGAATTTTCGAATTATATTTCTCGAGTTATGCAAAAAACAGTAGGTAGAGGAGATAGCTCTGATTTAATTAGAAGAAAACAAAGACGGTCGCTTCAGAAAGAATTCTCTAATCGTATGCTTGTTATTGATGAAGTTCATAATTTGCGAATTACTGGGGAAGGAACAGTGAAACCTAGTTCCGAAAATCTTTTGACTCTTGTAACAAATGCTAATAATTTAAAATTATTATTGTTGTCGGCTACTCCAATGTTTAATGATTACCAAGAAATAATTTGGCTATTAAATTTACTGAATTTGAATGACAAGAGATATCCAATCACTTTAAGGGAAGTATTTGATTCAAAGGGTACGTTTGTTCAAAATACAGAGGGACAGGAAATAGGAAAAGAGTTATTAATTCAAAAAATGATGGGGTATATTTCATATGTTCGAGGAAATAATCCTTTCACATTTCCATATAGTATATATCCTTTAGAAGCGGGAAATCCTACATCATATTTAGGAATGTTACGGGATAAAAGTTGGACATACCCTGCTAAACAACTTAATGGGAAAGTGATTATTGATCCTATACAAGTATTAGATTTATCAATTATTAATATAGGAAGTTATCAAAAAAAAGGATATGATTTTGTTTTAGATTCTCTCCGAAAAATTAAACCAATATTAAATGATCCAAATAAAGGTTTGCTTTTTACACTTTTGGAGCCTCCGTTACAGGCACTGAATATGATATACCCTCATTCAGATTTAGCCAGTGATGATGCCGATGATGATCTATATCAATATTTATATGGGAAAAAAGGATTGGATAGAACCATGATGTATGACGAATCAACAAAATCGGATTTCACATATAAAGATATAACAATTCAAAATTTTGGTAGAATATTTTCTCCTTCTGAAATTGGGAAATACAGTGCAAAAATAGCTGCTATTTGTAATTCTATTAGAAAATCTAAAGGTATTATTTTTGTATACTCGCAATACATTGATGGAGGCGGCGTCCCCTTTGCTTTAGCTCTAGAAGAAATGGGAATTACAAGATACGGGGGGAGATCACTGTTTAAAACTTCGCCAACAAAACCAATAGATGCTTTGACATTAAAATCAGAAAATGTAAGGTTTCCTGCAAAATATATAATGATAACTGGTGATAAAAATTTAACACCTGATGTTAAAACCGAACTTAAAGCAATCACTAGTCCAAACAACATAAATGGCGAAATAATTAAGGTAGTTATTGTATCGCGCGCCGGTTCAGAGGGATTGGATTTCAAGAATATTAGACAAACACATATTTTAGATCCATGGTATAATTTGAATAGACAAGAACAGATCGTGGGTAGATCGGTTAGAAACTTTTCCCATTGCGCATTACCTTTTGATCAGAGAAATGTGGAGATTTATTTGTATGGTACGAAGTTGAATAATAATATAGAAGCCGCGGATATGTATATATATAGATTAGCGGAGAGAAAGGCTAAGAAAATTGCCGAGATTGTACGTTTATTAAAAGAAAATGCGGTAGATTGTTTACTAAACAGAAAGGGTCAAAATTTCTCAGAAGAAAATGTAAATAAAATTATAAGCCAAAAATTATCATCCGGGTCAACAATACAGTATAGATTAGGAGACAAAAGAGGAAGTTTTATGTGTGATTTTATGGATTGTAATTATAGATGTAATACTGCAGTTCAAGATATAGAAGAAGTAGATACTACAACCTATAACGAAAATTTTATAATTATGAATATGGATAAGATTCTTCAGCGTATTAGATTATTATTCAAAGAGTATTATATTTTTGATAGACAATCACTAGTTGCTTTGCTAACTCAAATTAAAAATTATCCTTTGGATCAAATTTATACTGCGTTAAATTATTTAGTTACAGAAAAAAATGAGTATTTAACAGATATGCTTGGAAGATTAGGACATTTGGTAAATATTGGAAATTATTACATGTTTCAACCTTTAGAACTGGGATCCAAACCTATTACACGCTTTGATCGCGTTCAGCCATTGGATTATAAACGTAAAAAAATAGTGTTTAAACTTCCAGATAATATTCCTTCATATATCAATACTGGTGATGAAAAAAAGGTTATTCAGGAGGATAGTCAAATAATGGAAAAGGTAGTTTCAGTTTATCAACAAATGCAAATTGTTGAATTTATAACTAGTATTGATAAAGAAAATTGGATAAAAGCTGCTGCGTGGGCCATTAATAATTTGGAGCGGTATAATAATATTGAAAGAGGAACATTATTAAAACTTGCAATGCATCATTATATTGATACATTAAAATTCAAAGAAAAGGTTGAATTATTAAATATTATTTATACAAAAGAAGATAAGAGCGATGTGGAGGAGATTGTTATGTCTTACTTTGAACAGTTCATCATACGAAGTAGTAAATATGTTGGTATTGTTTTAGCAGATTTTTCCAAACCCAGTTCTCATGAGTTGTACACGATACTAGCTTATATTGATGGTACATGGAAATCAAGTAAAGTGGCTGTAGGCGCGGGAGGATTGGCCGCTGAGATGTTTAAGAAGTTACAAATAAAAGATATTTCTACAATAAATGATATTATTGGGTTTATGACCATTTTTAAAAGACAACAAGTGGTTTTTAAAACAAAAGATATTAGATTAAGTAGCAAAGGAAGGACAAATAAAGGACAACGTTGTGATAGGGGCGAAGGTAAAGGTACAATTATTGCTAGAATAAATTCATTGTTATCAACAGGTGTAACGCCTATTAAATATAAAATGAAAAAGAGCACGGTTTTATCTATTTATGGAAATACAAATATTGGTCAAAGAATACGAGTAGAGAGAAGAACTAAAGAAGTAAAAATAAGTTCATTGCAGTTATGCGTTGAATCAGAACTAATATTTCGTTACTATGATGAAATTAATCAAGACAATAAAAAATGGTTTTTTAACACGATAGAAGCAATGATAAATAATATAATTAATTTGGGTAAATAAATTGAATTAATAGTTAAAGATATTATATATCTAGTATATAATGTCGGGTATACAAGGAACAGTACAATCTTCTAATACGAAAAAACCTTTTGCAAAAAAAAGACGAGGAGTTGGTATTTACATGCAAAATATTCTTACTAGAAAAGTTAGATTACCCTTTACATCGGTAGGAAGTAATTTAGTAGAGAATATTTCACTTGATCTATCGAATCGTATTGAAGGGAAGTGTGTTCAAGAAGGTTTCATAAAACCCAATTCAATTAGAATTGTCAATTATTCCGCTGGTATTATAAATGGGAAATTTGTTACATTTACTGTTGTATTTGAATGTTTGGTATGTCGTCCCGTTGAAGGGATGAAATTTAAATCAGTTATTAAAAATATAACTAAGGCAGGTGTTAGATGTGAAACAATTGAAGATCCTTCGCCGGTAGTTGTATTTATAGCACGAGACCATCATTTCAAATCGAAAGAGTTTTCGCAGCTTAAACTAGAAGATTCTATTACAGTAAAGGTTATTGGAATCCGATATGAATTAAATGATCCTTATATCTCTGTAATTGCGGAATATGTTCATCCAAGAAAAATAAGGGTTAAAGCAAAAAACCAACCTGTTAAAATATTAATTAATCCTAAAAAATAAATACTTAAATTCTATATTTTATCTATTATAAATGAACGATTTGACAACACTACGTGATAGTATAGAAAAATTGGAAAAAATCCACCAAGTGCATATTTTGAAAATTTTTAATAAATATAATATTGAGTTTACTGAAAACACAAATGGTATTTTTGTAAACATGACTATTTTGAATACAGATGCTATTAATGATATTAAATCTTATATTGATTACGTTAAATTGCAACAAAAGCAATTGGAAAAAGTTGAAGCTGAAAAGGATGCTTATAAAAAAGAGTTTTATAAAGATAATAAAGCGGTCGCTTCATACAATCAATAATATGAAAAATACACCCACTTTTAATCCGAAATCTTTACATCATTATATGTTTACCAAAAAGCATATGATGAAATTATACATTGATGAACAATTAAAACACATCAAAAAACAACAACCAAAAACGGAGGGGAAGAAAATTGTATCAGAAAATGAGTGTCAAACGTTTATTGTTCCTCAAGTTAAAGATAAACTGTTTTGGTGCTATTATATTTTAATGAACGGTTCTATTAATTATTTATTATTGGATACAAAAAAATTTAAAGAAGAAAAAGAGCAAAAAATTAATTTGGTAGAAAAATTAAGATCAAATAAAGAGCTCCTTAAAAAATATAAATGGAAAAGAAATTCTATAGAAACAGATTTAGTTTATAGTGATGAGATTTCTATCGAAACTTTTATGTGTATATGTGCTATATCTAATATTAATGTTTCGATTGTTAAAAATCGGTGTTTATATACCTTGGAAGAAGAATTTGACGGAGATTGTCAAATTGTAGAACATCGTCCTATCGGATTTGGTTGTTATTTACTAGATAAAACTGAAATGGATATAAAATATAATGATTTTTGTACTTCATTTTGGAAGGTCGAAAATATTAAAAAACCATTGTCTGCAATATCCTCTTACAAGATAGCTTCTTTACATGATATTTGTAATAAATTAAAATTACCACTAAAAAATATAGACGGAAAGAAGTTAAAGAAAAAGGATTTATACGAATCAATAAAGTCAAATATATAAAATTGAATTAAACAGAAAAATATAGGTTTAATATATATAAATGTCTAACGATAGTCCTACCCCTAATGAATTATTAGAATCATATATCTCAATCTACATGCGATCCGATAATAAACGTTCGCAAGAGATAGAGGCAGTATTTGGAAATAGGATAAGTCGGATTGATTTTGAAAATGTTATATCGAAGCTGAAATCTCTAGGATTTAATAATTTTGAGAGTGAAGGTTCGTATCATTTGAATATTCAAAATCAGTTTATCGATAAGAGAACTGGTAAAACGACAATAGGTAATATTAGAACTACTATTTCTGGAATTAGTGCCATACAAGAATATTGTAAAACCAATGCATTTAATTTAGATGACCCTCCGCGTAATATTTCATTTATGCAAAAGGTAGCCAAAATTCATGCAGATAAACGTCTCGCCCCAATTATATATAAAGATTTTGGATTTAAAATTAATTATAAAGAAGAAAAAATATTAAAACCATCATTCGGAATTGTTCGAGAATTATTACAATCATGGAATCAGGAAAAAAAAATATTTCGCCTGATTAAGCGATTTACTTTTAAAAGTGCTCGTTTTCCAAATATTAAAGTAGATTGTAGCATTGTGCGTTCATCGAAAAGAGTTGGTAAACGATTAATTCCGGAATATAGAATTGAGAGTTCAGATGTTTTCAAAAATCCTGAACAGTATGAGATTGAAATAGAAATGGACTATAACTCTTCTTCAATGGCGGTTGATCCGGAAGCGAAAGCTACATTAATGAAGCAAATTAGAACTGGAATCAAATATGTACTATCAGGACTTCAGCAGACAAACTTTCCCGTTAGTATCGGTGAGCAGAATGCTGCTTTAGAAAATTATATGAAAATTTTGTACAAGGGATCTTCTCCCGATAGGCGTGTAAGAAATCGTGATTTTGTTGGTCCTTCGTCTATTTCATTGGAACGTCCAAACATAGCACCTTTGCAGGACGACTCTATAGTTCCCAATATTAGGATGCCTTATACAGTAACAGAAAAAGCTGATGGAATTAGAAAGCTTTTGTTTGTAAATGAAAAAGGAAGGATTTATTTAATTGATGTAAATATGAAGATACAATTCACAGGTGTAGTTAGTAAAAATAAAGAATTTGTCAATACAATTTTAGATGGCGAACATGTACTTCATGATAAATTCGGTGCATTTATTAATAAATATTTGGCATTTGACGTATACTATATTAAAACTAAAGATGTAAGAGGTAAACCATTTTATATAAGTATAGATGGCGCAGATGAAATGGAAAAAATGACGGGTAGATTGGTTGATTTGAAGAGAGTTATAAAGGGGTTAAATCCTACACCATTAATTGGTGCTAAATTACCATTAACTATTGATGCTAAAACATTTCACACCGCTTCTGATGGACCTACGATGTTTAAAAACTGTGAAACTATTCTTTCTAGAGTAGCAGACGATCTATTTGAATATGAAACTGATGGGTTAATATTTACTCCAGCGGATAAAGGAGTGGGAAGCTCCACTGTTGGCGAAGATATTGAACCAGTAAAAAGAACGTGGGATAGATCATTTAAATGGAAACCTCCCGAATATAATACGATTGATTTTCTAGTAACTACCCAAAAAACCGAAACAGGACAAGATGTTCTAGGCAATATATTTCAAAATGGCAATAATTTAACTGGAGCAAATAGTATTACACAATATAAAACGTTAATTTTACGTGTAGGATTTGACGAACGAAAACATGGATATATAAATCCTTGTGAAGACGTTATTCAAGATCATTTACCTAAGAAATCAAATCGTGAGGAAAATAGCCAATATAAGCCCGTACCGTTTTATCCCAGTAATCCATCGCCAGCATATCCAGCATATCTTGCAAATATAGTACTACAAGATCGTGGATCAAATAAAGTTATGCTTACAGAAGATAATATGGGAGTTATTGAGGATGAGACTATAGTTGAATGTAAATATGATCCGACCAAGCCAAAATTTTGGCAATGGGTGCCTATTCGGGTTAGATTAGATAAAACATCGGATTATAGGTCTGGTGGAAGAAATTATGGAAATGCTTATCACGTTGCGCAAAGTGTGTGGAATTCAATACATAACCCTGTAACAGAAGATATGATTACTACAGGTAAAGGAATACCTGATTTGATTGCTGATGATGATGTTTATTATAACAGAAAAGCTCAAGGTACAATTACCAGATCACTAAGAGACTTTCATAATTTATTTGTAAAGCGTCAATTAATACTTGCAGCTTCAAATAGAGGAGGTACATTAATTGATATGAGTGTTGGCAAAGGCGGCGACTTTCCGAAATGGATAGCCGCCAAGTTGTCATTTGTATTTGGGCTAGATATAAGTCGAGATAATATTGAAAACAAAATTAATGGAACGTGTGCTAGATTCTTGAATTATAGAAAACAATTTAGATCCATGCCATATGCATTGTTCGTTCAAGCAAATTCTGCATTGAATATTAGATCAACTGTGGCGTGCAATACAGATAAAGGAAAGGAGATCACAAGAGCTGTATTTGGAGACGGACCAAAAGATTCCAAGAAGCTTGGGAAAGGAGTATTTCGTCAATATGGCAAAGGTGAAGAAGGATTTGATGTAGTTTCAAATCAGTTTTCAATTCACTACTTCTTCAAAGATATTGAAACATTAACAGGATTTCTCCGAAATGTAAGCGAGTGTTGTAAAGTAGGTGGATATTTTATAGGTACTAGCTACGATGGAAGAGCTGTATTTAGAAAATTGGAAGGTAAAAAAATAGGAGAGAGTATATTCATAAATAATAAGGGCGTGAAAATGTGGGAAATTAAAAAACAATATGATGGAGATGAATTTTCAAATAATATTTCATCTTTAGGTTATCGGGTGGATGTGTATCAGGAATCGATTAATAAAACATTTCCAGAATATCTAGTTAACTATGAATATTTAACACAGATCTTGGAAAATTATGGCTTCGTCTTGCTTGAAAGAGAGGAAGCGCGTTCTATAGGATTACCCGAATCAATAGGAAATTTTGATCAGTTATTCTATGAGATGGAATCTCAAATTAAACACCGCCGTTTGAGATCTTCCGATGTACAATCGGCACCTGACATGACTTCAGACGAAAAGAAGATATCTTTCTTGAATAAATATTTTATATTTAAAAAAGTAAGAGAAGTAAATGCAGAAGAGGTAAGCAGGGTATTAACCGGTTCAAGCATTGCTCAAGTAGATTTAGAAGAAAAGGAAACAACTATGGTTGATAAGCCATTAATTAAGAAAAAACCTGTTGTAAGAAAAAAGAAAAATAAACTCAAAATAGGAGTTCAAAAACAGAAAGTTTTAGAGCAAAAGACAGATGATTCAGTAGAAGAAGAGGTCGCCGTGGCTCCTGCACCTGGAAAACCTAAGCCTGTTATTAAAATTAAAAAAAGAAAGACAAAGGTCAAAGTTAAAGCGCAAAAAGTTGTTATTAAAGGTAAACGAAAGGCAAAAATCAAAAAAAAAATAGAAAAAGACGAAGATTAGATGCTTAAATTGATATAAACAGTGGATGATATATCATAATAATAATATGACTTATCATCAAGTGCCCAGTATAAATCTTTTTATTAGACCAGAACATATAAAGTTAACGTTCAGAAAACATGAGGAATATACTAATTATATCAGTCTAACTCTTGCTCAATATTTAAATAAGGTTAAAAAACGAATTAATAAATATCCAGAAGAATGGGATAATATAAAAAGAATCACCAATAGTTATGAATATATACATACAATAATACCACATTCTAAACATTCTATTAGTAAAATTAAACCTTTATCTAGAGCATTTTTTAAATTAATAGAAATGTGTAATACATTTGATTTGTTTAATGAAGGGTCAGAATCAATAAATTCGTTCCATTTAGCTGAAGGGCCCGGTGGATTTATAGAAGCAGCTACTTATTTGAGATATAATACAAATGATAAATATTATGGCATGACATTAATAGATCAAGAGAATGACAATGTTCCTGGTTGGAATAAAAGTATACTTTTTTTAAAAAAAAATAAAAATGTAATAATTGAAAATGGAATTGATGGAACTGGAGACTTATATTCTCATCAAAATTTTAAACATTGTTATGATTCTCATAAAAATTCAATGGATTTTATAACTGCCGACGGGGGTTTTGATTTTTCGGTTGATTTCAATAAACAGGAAGCTATGGCTCTTAGATTAATTTTTACAGAAGTTATGTATGCTGTGATAATGCAAAAAAAGGGTGGAAATTTTGTTTTAAAAATGTTTGATACGTTCCTCAAAAGTTCAATTGATATTATTTTTATGCTATCTTCATTGTATTCTGAAGTATATATTACAAAACCAGATACAAGTAGAACTGCTAACTCTGAACGATACATTGTTTGTAAGGGTTTTAAATTAGATGATTCTTCTTATTTATTTGATAAATTATATCATACGTTAATCATGTTAAACAATTCTCAAATAGATGATCTTACCATTGAATCTATTATTGATGTGCATCTTCCTTATAAATTTAAAATATCTATAGCCGAGGTAAATTCCATTCTAGGCAATCAACAGATTGATAATATATTAACTACAATGCGTTTTATTGAAAATAAAGAAAGAAAGGGTGAAAAAATTAATATAATAAGAACTGGTAATATACAAAAATGCGTGGCGTGGTGTATTAAAAATAAAATACCATATAATAAAACAGCAAATACAGGTAATATATTTATGACTAATAGAAAAATGAAACCCTCCATAAATAAAACCTTATAAAATTGAACTTAAAAATTAATATTGTTTTTTATAGCATAAAGAACAATATGGCATCATTAATCAAACAACAAGTTTCAGCTATTTTCAATCATTTCATCAAACAAAATACTCATCGAGGTCGAGTGGGACAGGATGGGGCTACTTCAGGTACGATAATTATTAATGAAAAAGCGGTTGATTATCTAGTAGTATATGATGGTCACGGTAATGGAAAAAACAGAGATGTAACGGTGAATTATCTTCGCGGACTAGATTGGTCATCTCTTTTGGTATCCGGTAACTTTTATTTGACATTATCTGAAAATTTAAAGAAGCTAGATACTTCCGGAGGCGGTTCAACACTTTCAGTTTGTTTAATATATGATTCACACTTTGAAACGTTTTGGATCGGGGATTCTACTATACGAATTTATGATGAAAAAGAGGAGATATGGCGTTCAAAAGATCACAATGAAAAAAATCCTGACGAGGTTACTCGAATGAGTGAAATGGGAATAGAAATACTAAAAAAATATAAACGAGGTTCTAATAATGGTCAGACTATTTATACATTAAAAACATTGAGTGGAGATACGTTGGATATGACACAAGGTGCCTTGTTTGACTACGGATCGATAGATACTATAAACATGTCTCACGCTTTAGGACATAATAACTGTACAGGAGACTTCATCTCACACGCTTCAGTTCCTAGAGAAGAAGGGAAAAAATACAAAGTTATCGCTGGTACAGATGGCTTGTGGGAACTTATCCATGACGAAGCTCATAATGAGTTCTTGATAGATAGAAAAAATCAGTCTGAGGCTGTAGTAAAATTCGCTGACACTCTTTGGACCAAAGATTGGAATTATAATGGATCTAAAACTTCCTTTCCGCAGTGGAACATTGATGATGTGGCTGTAGC